AAAGGAAGACAACTGTAAAGAATACGCTGATGGTGATTCTGACTTTTTATTAAAATGTATAGCGATCCAGCGAAATCTAACTCCAGTGCATCCTCGAGAAGCAACATTTATAAAAGTAGTAGGTTCTATTTCGGATGGGTCTATCATTGCTAAAGAGTAATGATCAATTAGTGAATAACAAATGTTATTAACAAATCTAAAAAATACGAATATACTTAATGTTGTCTGCGATGTCTCTTACTCTTGTTCTTCTGTTGTTGTTGGCGTCTTGATTGACGGTGTTTACTGGAGTTACCACCACGTTTTTTTCTAGTACTCTTGCTCTTTGTATTTTTTTTTGACTTTCCTTTACATTTTTTACCGTTCTTCTGTTTAAGAAGTTGACGCTTAAAAAACTGATGTATCTTCTGAGCAGCACTGTGTCGTTTTCCACCAGTTATTTCTTCTGCGGTTGTACCTTCTGCGGTTGTACCTCCTGCGATTTGAGATTCTTCAGACATTTGAACAGATTCTTCAGTTTCAGACATAATTATAATATATACGCACAAAATATAATTATGCTAAATGATTACTTTGAATTGTCATTATAAATTTCACGACTTGGAAGCCCTCCGCGAACCCATCCATCTAAAGCAGCCTCTTCTATAGAATATGCAGGATTGTTAACGCGCTCACTAACCTTTTTAGTTAATGGATAATTCTGATAGTCAATAAACTGTGACTCCATAACAGTTGAAGTGCTCTTACGTTCAGTAACTTGTTGTCCCTGTTGTAGCTGGGACTCAATCGCAGCGTTATTGGGTCCACGCCCTAAATAAGGGACAGTGACATAAGGACGCTGGTTCAATTGCAATTTCTCAAAAGCACGTTGCTGTTCGCTTTTAATAATAAGTTCAGAGTCTTTATCAATAATGTCGCCTGGTAGTCCAGATCCAACAGACCCTCGAAAATTCACAGTGGGGGCAGAAGTTGCGAATTTGACGTGACTCGTACTGGCATTCCTAGAAAAATGGTTCTCAGTAGCATATTCAGCGAATCTAGAGTTTGAAAGGTTGCGTTGAGAGTTGTCTGTATCGTCTAAACCAATACGATCCGTATTATTAAATGGATGTGTGTTAAATGAAAACATGATATAATATAATCGTAGATAAATTATATTATAGAAAGTATTAATTGATTACATTTGAAAGCGAGGTAGATTACGTGCACAAGCAAACATATTGCCTTCTTTACAAGACGTCATTGAACCATAACAGAAGTCAGCAAAACCTTTCTGGTCATTAACTGTCGTAGTTGAAGGGTTAGAATAAAACGGTCTCATTGACTGCTCGAAAACATACTGGTCTCCTAAATCTTTGAATAACTTGTCGGCAATATCGGGTTGTCCTGGGTTCAACTCAGAAACCATCTTCTTGGCGTTTTCCAAAATCGTATTATTAACTTGGTCATTAAATGCCGGAGGAGCAGGTTTTTTATCGACATTGAATTCGTAATCACTAACCAATACATTACTAAAAGGATTTTTTGTATTAGGTTCGTTAAAAGTAGACGAGTCTCTAACGATACCATTCTTTGCTAATACTGTGTCTGTAATGTTTTCATAACCTTCTTTTGCTAGTCGTTTTTCCCGTTCTAATTCTTGTATCTTATAATGATGAATCCCATAAATTCCAGCAATCGTTAGACATATTACTAATAGGGTCCGTATATTGGGACTAATTGCAAATACTATAATAGAGAAAATAATAGTCGAACGTGTAACAGCATTTATTTTCTGATTATAAGTCATATCACCTACAGGGAAAAATTCTGTAATATATTCAGGAGCAAATAATACATTTGGGTTATCACTCCAAAATGGGACATCATCTATAGTATCATCTATGAATTCAGAACCTTTAATATCTGTATTATAATCGGTCATTATATATAATTACTATTTATTTTATAAGAGATAAAAAGATAAAAGATAAGAAGAAATGCTAAAATCGTTACTTGGTGGGAATATTTGTTTTTATGCATTTTGCGTCAATTATCAATGACTCGCATTTTGTTTCATCTGGTATAATATTCAACACGCATTTCGATTTTACTCCATATAATGGTTTTACACAACCGTTTTCTATACGTTTAATTATTACATCTTCAGTTTTCGTACAACGAGAGCGGAAATGTTCATAACGTTCTCTAACGTCGGTATAAGTAAGTCCTGACGTCTTTCCGAGCATCTTATTTATTAGTTCATGTAATTTATAAACATATTTAGAAAAACTATCACGAGATTTCATATGCGATAGTTTAATGGGATATTTCTTGAAATTACATATAAGATTTTTCCGACATTTGCCACAAGGTAACGTCCACTTGAGATTAAGGATTAAATCTCTATAGTGGATCTTATCAATCTTACTTGGATTTATTGGATAATTAAAACTCATCGAATGTAATACATGCCATAGAGGTGGACCCCAAATACTGGTTAACATACCATCATTACTATAATAATCACTATTCTTAAAGGTTCTCGCCTTATTTTTGTTATTTTGTTTTTTACGCGTATTCATACTTAATATATGAATATATATGTTTAGTCTACAAAAAAATTATCATACAAATATATATATATATAATGTCGGGAATCATCGTTAAATTACAATCAGCTTTCGCACCATATAAGAGAAGTCTATTTATTTTTATACTTGTTACTATATTCGCGTTCATTGGATACACAGTTTATAAAAATAACGCATTGATTGGTGATAAAAATTCAGTTCAATTTAAGGACGTTGCAAATGCTAATAAAAACGCAGATAAAGTGGATATATATTTTTTCTATGCCGACTGGTGTCCACACTGTTTAAACGCAAAACCTGAATGGGATAAATTTGAGGATGAATATAATGGCAAAAAGATAGGGAAGTTAAAGATTAATTGTATTAAAAAAGACTGCTCGGAATCAAGTCAAGCGAAGTTGAATAAATCAGAATATGGCGTTGAATCATACCCAACAATTAAGGTGTATATAGACAATGATATGAAGAATCCAATCGAATATGATGCTAAAATATCATATGATAGATTAAAGATGTTTATTGGTGAAATAAATAATACTCTATAATTTAAACCAACGAATAACTCAATCCGCACCCTACAGGTGAATATTCAAATGTTCATCGATTTAGTATGATAAAAGCACGTGAATAAATAACAACCTTCGTTAATCATTTTAATTCGCTCTTCTTTCGATGTTGAGAAACTAATAATACCTTCAAATGAGATTGGAGAACCATTTATATTTATCTCATTTTCAATTGTATTTAACGGAATATTATTGAAAGACTTCATCGCATTTCGAATTATATTTTTAACAATATCGAATAATGACGATTTATAATCAATAGGTTCTCTTTTGTTATTTGATACTTTGCGTATAGCAAAAATTTCATCGGTATCACAATTATTTTTTATACATAAGTCGAGAGGGTAACTTGAGAACAATCCACCGTCTATATAACAACAGTTATTCTTAATAATTGGTGAAAATATAACAGGCAGACTGCACGACGCATAAATGGCATCTAATACAAGCCATTCGGGATGTGTTTTATAAGATAATACATTTAGTTCGAAATTAACTATTTCACTTGTTGTTATATATAATTCGATGCTGGTTAGGTTATACAGTTCCTTTAGAGTTATATTTACTGGTATATTTTTACCGAGTAACAACGGTTTAATTAATTTATCCATTATAGTTTGGTCGAATAACCCACGATTTTCGAATGCATGCATTATGGTGCTTAAATCAAAGTTGAATACTGTTTCCCAAGGACGTTCTATAAAATATCGGTCCAATATATCCCAATCGTAATTTAACGTTATCAATAAACAAACGAGCGAACCAATTGAAGTGCCGTATAGCGATTTTATATTTTTATACTCCCAAAACCCTTTCTTATGTGCCTCCTTTATTATACCGTACATTGTTAATCCATATTGTCCACCACCACCAATTACAATATGTTTTATCGTATTCGAACTCGTATCAATAATGGTATTCGAACTTGTATCAATAATGGCATTAAAACTTGTATCAATAATCGTATTCGAACTTGTATCAACAATGGTATTCAAAGTTATATCATTCATTAAGTATGAATAATATGTTTTTTCTATATTTTTTTAGTATGGTTTTATAATATACCATATTAAATGTCGTCAATATTCATTTTTGATCACGAAGAAGAAGGGGGAGGTAGTAAAATAAATATAGATGACCTATATGATAAACGCCAGAAACGAGATTTAAAACAGTTGTCTATATTCAATAAAATATTAAAGCGTATTCATAAACGCATTAATCATACAGCAAAGAGTAAAAATATAACCGAGAACAGTATATGGTTCGCGGTTCCTGAATATTTAGTAGGAGAACCAATATACGATAAAGGTGATTGTATAGGATTTGTCGTTTCGCAGTTGGAAAACAATGGTTTTTTTGTAAAATATGTTCATCCCAATACATTATTTATCTCTTGGCATAATTGGGTTCCGTCTTATGTACGCACCGAAATTAAAAAGCGTTTAGGAGTCGTATTAGATGAAAAGGGTAATGTAATTACTAAATTAGATGAAGAAACAACTGACCCTAACAACCGTATATTTAATCAACAAGAATCTACTGATAATAAAGTAAGTAAAAACGGAAAAGAATATTCATCTATTAAGGATTATAAACCTACGGGTAATTTAGTATACGGCGAAGATATGATGAATAAATTAGAAAAGAAGATTAATTTTAGACCTTGAATTATAATAATCAATTATTTATTACAAATGATTATTATTTATACTTTACTTCGTTTTGTTTTCCGCATTAAATTTCGTTTTGTTTTTGTTTTCCGCATTAAATTTCGTTTTGTTTTCCGTCCACCAGTTTTTGGTATGCCTTCTTCGCTTTCTTTTTTTTTGACGTGTTGTTCATATATTTCAACATTGCCAGAATCTTTCTTTTCAATTAAAGCATTGTCTAACCGCAGTCCAATATCAAATATAATTTTATCAATTAAAGACTCATTCACAACTGTTTCATTTACTTCTTTATAGAATTGAACAAGTTTTTGTTCGAAACCATGATTAATAACCGTTAACATTTGTGTCTGTATTTTCTCTTGTAAAGTTTCATCTACTTTTTTTACGATACCATTCGCAACAACGGTAAGTGATTCTTCAAAACCCTTTATTTTTTCCTTGAGTGTGGTCTGAATCATTTCACATATTTTTGTTTGTATTTGTTCACTATGTGACTTAGTTAAATCTTTTGTTGATAATTGAATACTTAATGCACCATCTACTTTTTCTTTTTCTTGCGTTGATTCTGTTTTTTGCGATGATCCTAGTGATGTCGCCATTGAAGTTAACGTATTCATTTTATATCTATATACTAACATATAAAGATATAAAATTGAATGCGTTTAAAAATGATTTAATATATATATAAAATACTATAATAATGGATTGTCAAATACAACAAACCCCTCAATTAAATAAAAAAAGAGAAAAATCTGCTAAAACCCAGAAACGCAAGACTAATTTATCAAGTTCTCATAAATCCCGTTTATGGGATATATACGACATAGACCAAAATCGTAACCAAACCGAAAATGATAAAATGGAATGTTTATACGAGAATGAGTCTAAGATGACGGAACAAGGATTGTGTGCATTATGTAATACAGTTCTAAAAATATCAGAAGAAGGATTTCCAACGTGTTCGAGTGAAAAATGTGGAATTGTATATACTCACGAATTAGACTTTTCACCAGAATGGAGATTCTATGGTGCGGATGACCGTAATGCGAAAGACCCAGCACGTTGTGGTAATCCAATAAATCCACTTTTAAAGGAATCATCATTTGGTTGTAAGGTATTATGTTCAAATAATTCTAGTTATGAGATGCGTCGTATAAGGAAATGGACAGAATGGCAGTCAATGCCACATCGAGAAAAGTCATTATACTCCGAGTTCCAATTTATTACAGTAATGGCACAAAACGCAGGTATACCTAAAATCTTCATAGATAAAGCGATGGCTATACATAAAGATATATCAGAACAGAAGATGTTTAGGGGATTGAATCGTGATGGTATAAAATCGGCGTCGATATATATAAGTTGTCGCTTAAATGGTTGTCCTCGCACAGCACACGAAATAGCGGAAATATTCAAGTTAGACAAAACAAGTGCTACAACGGGTTGTTCAATGGCTGTAAATATACTGGCCAATATAGAACGTGGTTACGAAACGTCACAGCAAACTGAATTAATGACAACGACACCATCAAATTTCATGGAACGCTTCTGTAGTCACTTAAATATCAATACTGAACTAACCCTATTGTCTAAGTTTGTAGCAAAGAAGGTAGAGGCAAACAATATTATAAGTGATAAATCGCCGCACTCGATAGCAGCAGGTATAATATACTTCATTGCGCAGAATTGCAACTTAGACGTAAGTAAGACGGACATAAAAGTGGTATGTGGCGTAAGTGAAGTCACAACGAATAAATGTTTCAAGAAATTGGAAGAATTAAAGAGCGAATTAATTCCAAGTGTTATATTAAATAAATACAACAAATAGACCTATAATAATATAAGTAAATAATATAGTTATACTATGCCACCTCGAATTATTTTTTTAGTACCTTACAGAGATAGAAAGGAACACCAAGAAATATATTCAAAACACATGGAAAATATACTAACTGGTTTAGATGATTATAAAATAATATATATACACCAGATGGATACACGTAGTTTTAATCGTGGAGCAATGAAAAATATAGGATTTTTGTATGTAAAAGAACAATATCCTGATACGTATAAAGAAATAACTCTTGTGTTTAATGACGTGGATATAATGCCCAAATCAAAAAACACAATAGATTATTATACTGAAACGGGAACAATAAAACACCACTATGGATACTCGTTTACACTAGGCGGTATATTATCTATAAAAGCAAGTGATTTCGAATTAATAGGTGGTTTTCCCAATTTCTGGGCTTGGGGATATGAAGATAACGCATTACAACAACGAGCGATAAAGCATAACTTAAAAATCGACAGAAATAATATGTATGAACCAGGAAGTAAAGAAATAATACACATGAAAGACAGTGTTATAAAAACTGTTAACAAAGAAGAATACCAAATGTATAGGAAAGAGTCAAAAGAAGGTTATAAAAATATAATAGACTTGAATTATTATTATAACGATTCAAGCGGTTTTTTAAATGTTACAGAATTTAATACAGGACGCGAGGAAAACACCATTTATTCAAGACCGCATAAATTGTCAAATGGAAACAAGCCATTTCAAAAAAGAAACCCCAAGATGAATATGTTATTTAGTTAAAAAAATTATTCACACTAACGGAAAGATTTCCATTATCTTGAATGTAAGGCCAATATTGTTAGTATCTTCCCATATACCAGAAATTCTCAATATTGTCTTCCCGTTCAGTTCTGTATTATTTAAATGTTGATGATTGTAACGATATACTTTAATAAGCATGGCGTTAAGTTGTTCCTTTAATAAATACTTGGTTTGTTTAGTAATAGCATTAATGTGCTTGAAATATTTTAAAATATAATATTCGAGTTCAGTTATTTCGTTAATAATTTTAATATTATTTTTTGTATCTTTAAGAATTATCTTACTATGTGATTTATCATAGGAATAATCGTCGAGACATATATTGATGTATATACCATTCATAGCAATATTTTCATCTGAATATATAATTTTTGAAAATGTACCATCCATTGTAATATTCTTTCTAGTTTCAGTAAAAAATAAATTATTAATTATTATATCATTTAAATTGAACACCAATATCATTTTCTAACATGAATAGTGATTATATGTTTATTACCTTTCTATTAAAAAGTTATTACACCTTTTTACATTTCAAACGCCGATTTTTATATAGTCCTAACCCATATAAAAATAATTTACAATTCTTCTTTATTTTTCGTGTTTTATTTTTTTCTACATATTTATCTGGTCTGTCATAAGCACATTTGAATATATTTTCATATTTTTCGTTTGGTATTTCATTTATTGCTTTTTGGATATTTTCTTTTAGGTTTTCATACTTTACATCCTTGGTAATTTAAAACGCCGCTTCGCGGAGTAAAAAATAACCAATAATGTAAAATCAATAGTAGGAATCTCACCTACGATGGTCTAACTTTTTCCACGTCCTTTTTTATATTAAATACTTTACAAACTTCTTCTTGTGTTTTGTCTTCCACTAAATAATATTGAACTGCTGTTAATTTATAATCATTACTTTTAGGAGAAGGCATATATATTATTGAGTTATTTTTTTCATAAAAATTGATTTATAAAAAAATCGAAATGGAATACTTAAACATATAAGTATTATAATATTAAAAGACGACAGACTAAAAAGTTAAACTTATTATTGAACCTGAATTATCTATGGAAGATATTAACACAAGAATAAAACAAGAAGTTTGTTATGAAACTTTGGAAGAATTAACCGACGCAAAATTAATGTGTAAATATAAAGATTGCAATTCAGTTAAAAATGAAATAAAAAAACTGAGCGATATATTGGGAAAATATATGGACGAAGAAACAAAACAAAAAATAATAGAAGAATATTTATTACAATTAATACCAGCAGGAACAAAAGGAGTTATAAGAGGAAATCACTTTAATAATATAGTAAAGAAATTTATCACAAAATTATCATTACACTCAGAGAGATTTGAAATTTGTTTTGAAAAAAAATGCGAAAGTCATATTACTACTGAAATACCAGATTGGTATATTTTGGAAAAATCAACTAATAAAATTATTATTGGTATGAACCAATTGGATTTATGGGGCGGAGGACAACAACTTAACAGAGGTTCAAAATACATAGAGAATAATAAACATAATAATGAAAATAGTAGGTTATTATGTGTTGTTTGTAATGAAATACAATTTAAAAGTAAAAAAAATAAAGCATATAAATTATTTGAAACTGGTTTTGAAAATAATACATTATGTTATTTGAATAATTTACAAAATAATATTATCTCATACTTTACTTAACATTCTAATAATGGATTGAACTTAAATATTAATTCCTGTTTTGATATGGATTTAGGACCAACTGTATTGTTAAAATCATATGTAATTGTATATAATATATTTATATTATCAGTAATAGATTTTCCATTTGTAAATTTTATAAAGTAATGAGATTGGATACTTTTTTCATCAATCTTTTTATCTATTGTTCCAGCATTAACACCTACACGACGAAATGATATATCTGGATTTTCTGTTTTTTCAACAAATATAAAATTTACTGGTTCTAATTTTTCATTTACAACTCTATTAGTTGTTTTTTTCTCCCAAATTTGAAATATAATTGTAAAATAAACAACTTAAACATAAATATAACAAATGGAAAATAAATATAATAATGGAAAAATGTAATGCCACAAACTTAACTTATTATGGTTCTACAACTGGAGAATTAGAAACAAGATTATCAAGACACAAATATTGCTATAATTGTTACATTAAAAATAAATACCATTATGTAACTATTTTTGATATATTGAAAAATAATGATTATAAAATTTTTTTGATTGAAAATGTAAATTGTAATAATAAAAAGGAATTACAATTAAGAGAAAAATATTTTATTGAAAATAATGAATGTATCAATAATTATATTCCTTGTAGAACAAAAATAGAATACAATGAAACAAATAAAGAAAAAATTAAAGAATATCAAGATGAATATAGAATTAATAATAAAGAAAAAATTAAAGAATATCAAGATGAATATAGAATTAATAATAAAGATAAAATAATAGAGTTAAATAAAAATTTATATATTAAAAATAAAGATGAAATACAAAAAAAACAACAAATTTACAGAGAAAATAATAATGATAATAGAATTAGTTATGATAAAAACTATTATCAACAAAATAAAGAAAAAATATTAGAAAGAAAGAAGCTATTGTATTTACAAAATAAATAAAATTTTAAATATATTTATTAAACTCTTTGATTAGTTCTTGTTTGCTTATTGAACGTGGTCCTACAGTATTATTATGATTAAATTGAATTACTTTTAATAAATCGATATTATCACTTGTAGATTTTTCATTTGTAAATTTTATAAAATAATGTGATTGAATACTTTTATTGTCTATATTTACATCTATATTTCCAGCATTAACACCAACACGACGGAATGAAATATCTGGATTGTCTGTTTTTCCAACAAATATAAAATTTAATGATTCTTCTTTTTTAATTAATGTTCTTTCTACGTTTTTTTTTTTCCATATTTGAAAAACAGTTTCCACATTATGTTCTACACCATCTACTAAAAATGATTTGTCTGGCAAATCTATTTCAAATATAAGATGAAAATTTAATGGAAATGTTTTTTTTAAACTATCTTTTTTGAAACTTTTAGGTAATATAAATGAAACACTATCACAAAATTCACAAGATTTTTTTATAAATTTAATTGCTAATGAAGATTGACGACCAAATGGAGGATTGCCTATTATATGTATTTTACTAAAAGTTTCCTTAATAATATCATAGTCATATAGTAAATAATCTTGTTTTATTATTTCATCGTTATCAGGTTCTAAATCATAAAATTTAAAATTACTCGTTATTGATTTAATACCTGTAATAAAAGAACCATTACCAGCACTCGGTTCTATAATCAAATCAACGGAGTTTATTTGTATATATTTTTTAACAAGATTTAAACATAACTCAACCACGATATCCTTTGTGTAATATTTATCAATAGTATTACGATTTAAACCTTTTGTTTGTTTAGTTTCCATATTAGGTATAGTTTGTTGTTCAGTTAAATTAATAATATTTAAATCAATTTTATCTTTATTTATAATTGCGTTTTCAAGAATTGTAGCGTTAAGTTTATCATCAACTGCTTTATCAATTAACACCTTAATTTTATCGGCATTATTTTCGCACATAATTTTCCGTTTGTTGTGTTGGATATAATGTGATTTTTGGGTAAAGGTCTTGTAACATCTTTCGCAACTATAATTAACCATTTTAGTTATATACTATATTAATATTTTATTTTTACATAGTTTAACTAACGATTAACTAAAATAGTTCTCATATACAATTTCAATAAAGATACAATTTACATTTTAGACAAAACCAGCGTTTGAAATGTAAAAAGGTCTAAGATAAAGCGTTATATGGCGATAGAGTATAATATTCTATATTCCTACAATTTAGTATGAATGATTTACTAGAAATTTGGTTATTTTATATATATATATATAAAATATAATATGAGTGTCCTAATACACGAAACTCCAATAGTAATTTGGAAACATCCCGATAACATATTCACGCAAATAAGTAGTGGATTAAAATACAATAATTACAGTACTTCAGACAAATCCGCATATTTCCGTGCTTTGCCTCTAAAAATATATCGAAAAGAAACCGCAATAAATACGATATTTACTAATCCGCGCACATCTGGGCGTATATTCGACTTTGACCGTCCAGGTGGAACTATAACCACTAATACAAATGATTGTATTGGTATAAAAAATACACAGATAATTAATATTACTGTAGATAAGGGTTGTGAAAATAACACTGAACCGTGTAAAGTGTTTTTATCAGCAGAAGATAATGCACGCCGTCGTGTTCGTAGTAGTGGTATGATAAGAAAAAAATATAATGAGCATACAACTGCCCCTTCATACTTTACAGATACTAAGCAATACCTAGAAAGCCGAAGTCTCTCATACAAATCTAACAGTAATTTCCATGTTTATAGTGGTGATGTAACTTCATCCGCTGGTTCTTCTGGTGCTTCCCGAAATATTTATACGTCTAGTTCTGGTGAAAATTGTATAAAAGAATCCCTACACACTCAAGGGTCGTTTAAATATATTTGGTTTGATGATTTAAGTTATAATGTAATTGTACCACCTGGACAATACGATGTGAAAGATATAAATAATATTTTACATACAACTATGGATAATAATTACCATTATTTTACAGTAGAACCAACCCTGCGAAAAATATATCCAATATCATTGAAATACGACCAAGAAAACGAATTAATGGTCTTGGAATCTTCAGGGTATAATAAATTTAATACAACAACCTATTTAGGTCCAATTAGTCCGATTGAATTAGCGTATCCACCATCGTGGATGAACAAAATTCCTGACGCTCCTTCTACAAAAAACATTCAATTATGGTTTGACAATGTAAGTTCTACGGAGTTATATGCAAAAATGGGTTCAATTAGCATAAATAGTAAATTACCCGCGAGTAACAATAACATTATAGGATTAACTACCGAAGCATTCAATACAAAGACTGCTTTTTATCCAAAAAGAAAAATAGTATATTACAAACCAAGTAATCCAGGTTTCGCAACACAAGGAGCGGTATCATCTAGTGATTTAATAACTCGTCGCAAATATAATACGATTAACACAGTTGCTGGTTCAATGAGAAGTGCGTACGGAAACCATACAGCAAACGCAGTCGCTTATGGTGTTCCTTCGTATGGCTATACTAAAAAGGACAAGATAGGTTATCCGATGAAAAAAACTCCAACGTTTTCAAAATATTCAGATATTATGAAAAAATGTTCGGTAAGGACCTTTGCGAACGCAATATAGACGATTTAAAAATTATATAAAGTATTCAGATTGTCGTTTAAATAATAATGTCATTTGGTAGCGACGAAGAATATTTCAAGAACGAGTTTGTAGATGGAGATGTAAATGTGTTTACTTCTACATTATGTTTTTCACACCATTTAATACAGTGTAACATATTTGTTTTGATTATGCTATCCAGTTTGTCTTGCTTTGTATTATTAGCAATCATCAATAATGTATTTTGTATTGTTTCCATTTGTTGTTGTCCTGAAATGGCGTTGTATTCCTCCAATTTATTTATGAAATGACTCGAAATATTTGTTTTTAATAAACGATGAATATTGTGTTCGGTGTGAATAACTTTATAGAGGGTATCTTTCAATGTAGGAAAAAAATCAGCACAATCGTCAAATAGAAAATCCTTACATACAACATATTTTTCGGAATTGGCGTAACGACTAGTCTGTGGTTTGGTTATATAAACCTTTTTATAGAAAGCCGATAATATATACAATAAGTCAACTGTGTGTTCCATATAACAATCGAAAATTTTTAGTATAAAGCTACCACCTTGTTTCTGCGAACAAAGAGCATAGCAAATTTGTCCATATAACAATTTTGTAATATTTAATTCTTGATTATTAAAATTGCTAGAGAAATCGAAACCTCCATCTGCCGTGATTATATCAAATGATGATTTATATTTATCATAACAGTGTTGGAAATTATCGATAGATAATATGTTTCCAGTTTTATCAGCACCGTTTTCAATGAATACATTTTTATTTTCACTTAAAAACTTCTGACTTTTTTTCCACGCCGGTATATTATAATCATCTTTATTATCAAGAATAGTCATACCAATATAAGTATCACATTTATTATCTCTCATATGTGCTAGTGCCTCAATAAACCCTCCAGGTCCTTCAGCCAAATGGAAACTATTGATAGGTACGTTAGTTAAAATCTTACTGCTTTTACTCTCAAATGTATTAGAAGCAGAATAATGACATAGATTAAAAAATGACACAATTTCCAACATTTTGTAATAAGAACGGGATAGTGGTTTAATGCCTGATATCGGTTTATTTTTACCAGGTACATTGGTATTTATAAATTCATATGGATTTGTATATCTCTTATAATTATTCCACGCATCACCATGGTCGTCTATTTTATTTTTTATATTATATAAATAATTACATAATGATGGCGACAATTTCGGTTTGGTTTCTTCATCACCTACAATACAGGTAATGTACTTATATATTATTATATGTGTATTTGGTAATAATAAATATAACATTTCTTATATACATTACGACAATGGTTTTATATTCATTTTTGTAAGGGTTTGATAGTTCGCGTCTTCCGCATAGCGTATTCGAATGTTCGTCGGTTTAATATTTTATTCGGTTATTTTCACCTTTCCTTTGCGCTTAATCTTTATAATAATACTACCAGGTTTGCTTGTTGTGTCGATTTCCTCAGCAGTTTTATGTGTAACATTTTTATATATATTTGAAACGTCTGCATTTCTTACTTTAGTGAATACAAAATAACGGTTCATGAACGATATTTGTTTTTCGTCTTCAGTCATCAAATGTGCACTTCTATAATTTGACCGTTTATAAGAAGAATTCCCAGTTTCTTGATTCATATCATTAAATAACTCACTAAATAACCCCGAACTATCAGGCAATCCTTTCTGGTTTGCTTCTTCTTTTGATAATATGACGAATCCATAATCTTCCATAATTCGCTTGAAATAATTGAAATTTACTAAATATTCACCAAATGTTTTACCAATTGTATCTTGATAAACATTTATTTTATATCCCAAACTTGTATCATCGTCTTGAAATCCTGTTTGATTGTACATCTTCGTAAGTTCAAATCTCTTTTCTTGTCCATTCATAATTACAATGGCATCACCTTCATTTTTACCCTTTAATTTATTGAATACTGTTGCACCATCATAACAAGCACCAATAAAGTATCCATTTAGGCGAGTGCATTCAGATAAATTACGAACAAATCTGTGAATCGTTGTTCTATTTTCGAAGAAATAATGCAAAGCAAATTGACAGGAACTTATATGAAATCCATCACTAACGATGCCATAATGCTTGTAAACACCAGCACCCAATAAGTTGACGTCCTTTGGACCCTTACCAAATATAGCTTTTGTAATTTCCTTATCTTTGTCGGATAGCAAAGCGTCACCAGAACGAATCAATTGTCCGCTGTTTCCATTTACAAACAGCGCATCAGGCATTACTTTATGCGTTTTACGATATTTCAAATATCGAGCACACGCGCCGTCCATTCTATTCTGAATATTGTCTTTTGAAATATCTATTCCAAATACGAACCCTAGTTTCGCATAAATCCATTTAGGCAAATCACCACCTTTTCCAACCGCATAATCGATCAGCGTATCATTGCGGTTTGATACAGCGCGAATCAACTTATTTTTTACGTATAAGTTATGAAAATCCCTCATTGATTTAGTCCTCTTATCATCCGCATCACGACGATTATAATATACCCCATCACTTGCTTTACCGTTTTCCTCTTCTCCGAATTCTTCTATATATTCGGGTATGTTATCACCAGACGAAATCATCTCTGGTCCGATGGGTTGGTGTATAGATTGCCAATTACTATTAGCTACGTGATACGCGTTCCCATAATTTCGCTGCCCACTCCTCAACTCCATCGTTTTATCATATCTCACCCTTAGCGGTGTCCATTTCCATCCATCACCTTTAGAAATGTCATAACTAAACTCTACAATCATATCTTCTTCGAAATACTCTCCTTCATCTGTGAACATTAATAAATCATTAGAACCATCTCTTTTCAAAATTATATTAGCATAACGAGCGTTCGTGTCGTATGGATTCGTTGGTTGAAATGGGACTGCTTTATATCCATCGTCTGTATCAACATCATTGGCATTGGGTATTCGATTTTGTATGATATCTTCGCAAGGATTTATAAAACCGTGAATTTTCTCATCATAACCACATAATAATATAAGTGTTTTGTATTGCGTTATTACGTTAGATTCGGTGCTAATTCCGTCTTGAAATATGTTGTGTATATTATCCTTACCAGTTTTGTCTTTTTTTACGGTTACTAAGAAATCAATTGTATTATATTGGGAAGGTTTCCATTTGAACGAATGTTCCCATGTATGTTTCGTAATGGGTCCAGGTTTTCCTATTTCAGAACTTCCTACTGCGAATCTTGCGGGCGTGAATATAAGTCCATCGGTATTATATTGATACAACCCGTCACCTATATCACCCAATATTTTCGAACAACAATTGAAAATGGTTGTTGTATCTGATGTAGCGTAGAACTTTTTACAGACTATCGATAATTCACAAGTTTTGTTTTTTACAACCGAAATAGGGTTCAATTCAGATATTAATTTATTCAGTAATTGAATCCTGTATACTTTAGGTTTAGCGTTACTTTTGTTTTCATCTTCTTTC